TGGACATGGAAGTCTTCCCCGAAGAACCGCCGCAAAAGCAAAAGTTAACAATAAGCATCAAATTCGACTCTGAGGCTGATTTTCTATCAGCTAGAGAGAAGATATCAAAAATTCTAATAGCCTATCCATCGGCTAAGATCAAATAATAAACAGTAGGTTAGAAAATGGTAGCAAAAAAAGCAGCCAAACCAAAAGCTCATAGAGTCCCGGTTGACAAGCCAAAAAACAAGCACATCCCAATAGACTGGGAAGAAGTTGATAAATATTTAGTGGCCGGATGCAACGGGATGCAAATATCTGCGGTTATCGGATGTTATTCTGATACCCTCTACAGAAGATGCGTTGATGAAAAGGGAGTTCTCTTCGCTGAATATGCTGCTGAGAAGCGCCAAAAGGGCAATTCAATGCTTCACGCCAAGCAGTTCCAACAGGCAATGAAGGGCGACAGAGGTATGTTAATATGGCTTGGAAAGCAACGCCTAGGACAAAGAGAAGATCCACAAGACGCAGCAGAGTTCAACGGTAAACTAGGAGAGATTCTAGACTACCTAATGGGCGTCAAAGACGAAAAAGAGTTCGACAAAAAGTAGCCGTGAAAAGAAAGATCGTCCCCTATCGCCATGTGGCTATTCCGCCTTATGCGAATTTACGACAAATCATTTTTTCTGCTGCAAAGAAAGATATCTCAGCGGGGAAAATTCGCTTTTCCTGCTCAAATTCGCGTATCTGAGCTATTAACCTCACACCCTGTACCCCCACAAGGCCATCATCGATTAGAAGCCTGGACGGCCTTCTAAGCGTAAATGCTATGTCGCTTGAATCGCGGGAAGGATCCCACTTGTTGAAAAGCTTACCAGTCATCGCCCACAGGGCTTCTACGGCGGTTAATACGCTTATAAGCCTAGCGTGCGCGTATTCGTCCGACTCATGCACTTTTAGGTGCGTTTCTTTCGAGTTACTCGCCACTAATATTAGGGAGCTGTGTGGTATCGCCATGTGGCTATTCCTCCTCTTTGAATATACCAAAAACTTCATCTGCGTATTTTGGGTCGTTCATGTGCTTACTTAATTCTATGTCACCAATTCACAAGTCCATTTCCGTTTCATCGGCGGCGTACTTTCTTTGTTCCTCTATCTCAAGCGCTATCTCTTCGGTAGGTGGTATGTGAATATCGATCGGAGGATTTAGACCTACACCAAAACCAAACGCTAAGAGGACAGAAAATATAACCATACAATCACCATAAAGTAAACAAATATTGCAAAGGCATGAAGTAATTTATAAAATTGTAAAAACATTCTTTACACCCATTAATAAATACATTATACAAAACAATAGAGCCATAGTAAAGAGGAAACATGACGAAACAGGAAGAATCGCCCCAAAAGAAACCCAAAAGATTAACCTATAGCAAGATAATGACCGAGCTTAGGGGGCTAAGGGTAGCCACTAGAGAGCTTCAATCAATAAACGGCAAACTAAAATCAATTGAAACGGATTCAGCGGCTTTTCTAGAGCTTATGCTGTCCCATGCAAAGAAGATAGACACCTTCAATAAAAGAATCGACAACATGGAAGAGGTTCTATTGATGATACACACAAACGTTAGACGAAGCAAGTTTTTACACGACGAAATATATGGATAAGAGAGAGCTATTAAAGCAAGTGCTGGGCGAAGCAATAGACGAGGCCGACGATGACGTTATTGATGAGAATCTAGAGGCGGCGCTGGCGGCGTACGTGTCGGGGGTATTGCAAATACTAGGCGAACGGTCAACGCCCGAAGAACAAAACGAATAGCAAGAACGGACGAAGAAAGCCCGCTTAGTATAGTGGTATTACACTAGATTTGTAACCTGAAAACGGGAGTTCGATTCTCTCAGTGGGCAACGATTAAGAGTTCAATTACCAGTTCACTACCAATATCTAACGAATTGGTATTAAAAGGCGACAACATGGACAAGGAAGAACGACCTGGCGACATGATCAATACAATTAAAAGCCTAATCGAAACGTGCGTTAAAGCGCTCGATCCGTCAGACGAGAAAGACGTTAGAGAGACTTTGTTTTTCGTGTTATTGCCGATGATGGGTGAACTACAACGCAAAATTGAACAGGACAAGCATGGGAATAGAACAGCGTTATAAATACTGGACAGAAGACGGTTTAGAAGTAAGGACATGCAAACTCTGTAAGCAATCGCAAGCGAAGTCTATTAATGATGGATTCTGGGTGGTGTATTTTACAAAAGAAAGACTAGACCATGAGTTTGAAAAAATGCGAGAAGGAAGCGATCCCGCTGATTGCGAGTTTTGTGACAAAAATAGAATAATATGAGCGGCCAAAACCAACATCGGGCCTGTAACACGCGAGACATGAATGGGAATAGAACAACTTAGCAACAAGCAATTAATATCACTACAAGATTCCACAGCAAGGATAAACTTATTCGAAGGACCCGTAAGAGCGGGAAAGTCGTTTATTGCACTCTTGAGATGGATTGAGTTTTGTAGAAGTGGGCCTAAAGGTCCATTAATAATATGCGGCAAAACAGACAAAACAATCAAGAGAAATATCATCAACCCACTACAAGAACTGGTGGGAAACGCCGTCAGGTACTCAAGTGGAAAGGGCGAGGTCACCATGTATGACCGGACAATGGTCGTGTGCGGGGCTAACGACGACAGGGCGGAAGCGAAGATTAGAGGAAACGAGTACGCCGGCGGTTTAATCGATGAAGTTAGTCTTATGCCTGAGAACTTCTTTAAGATGCTGCTTTCCAGGCTTTCAATAGACGGAGCACAATTGTTTTGTTCTACCAACCCCGATAGTCCATATCATTGGTTTAAACGTGATTTTATGGATAGACGGAATGAAATAGACATGAAGGTCTTTAGCTACAACATAAGGGATAATCCATCGCTTTCAGAGAAGTACATAGAGAATTTATCTAAAGAATATCAAGGGTTGTGGTATAAAAGATACATAGAGGGAAAGTGGGTGCTTGCCGATGGTGCGGTTTATGATTTTTTTGATAACGATATTCATGTTATTCCGATGGCTAGGTCCGAGGCGACTTTCTATCTGTGTGGCATCGATTACGGAACTACTAATCCATGTGTTTTCGTCCTTATCGGATATAATTCAGGGTCTTATCCAAACATGTGGTTAGAGAAGGAGTATTACTACGATTCAAAAAAAGAATTGAAACAAAAGTCCGACTACGAATACGCCAAAGACTTCATCGACTTCGCGAGCGGTTACAACATAAAGCACATTTACATAGATCCGTCGGCTCTTAGCTTAAAGATGGAACTAAGACGAAACGGAATTGGCAGCATAGTTGACGCTAAAAACGACGTTATACCGGGCATTAGATTTCAAGCGCTGCTATTGACAAACGGAACGTATAAGGTATGTTCTAGTTGCACCGAATCGATAAAGGAATATAGTAACTATTTATGGGATTCAAAGGCATCAGAGAAAGGCGAGGATAAGCCAGTGAAGAAGAATGACCATTGTTTTGCCAAGGGAACATTGGTTACCACATACTTTGGTCAAAGACCCATAGAGCGCGTTATGCTTGGAGACAAGGTTCTCACTCCAATAGGTTATAAATATGTTAAAGAAATTTTTATCCATGAGGATGAAGTATATGAATATGATATATTCGGAAAAAAAATCAGATGTACTAAAAATCATAGATTTTATACAGTAAATCGCGGTTGGATTGAAGTCAAAGACATGCTATTATCCGACATTATTCTAATACATACGGAGAATGGGGAGTGGAAAGGGAAACCGCCGTTTTTAACGGAATCAAATATACAAGGTACATATGCCCCAAAAATGAAAATCTTGGAAAATATTATAGAGCATCTATCCAAAACAAACTTAAGGGATGCAACACTCTCCATAGGGATGTCTGGCGATTTTACAATGGAGAAATCCCACCAGGAATGCATATACATCACGTCGACTTCAATACCCTCAACAATGACATTAACAACCTCGAGTTACTTTCTACCATGGAGCATTCAAGAAAACATCAGGAAGTGCTTACAGGTAAACAAAAAGAAGCTAGAAAAGAACACTGCGACAAAATACGATTACTTACAAAAAAATGGCATAGAAGTGAAGAAGGAAGGAGATGGCACCGTGAGCATGCAAGTAGTACAATCAAAAAAAAGATTGAAAGAAGTCTCAAATGTAAGCGGTGTTCAACAGAGTATACTACCACCGATCGATCAACCTCAAAATTTTGTAGTAATAAATGTAAAAGCAAATGGAGAAGAGATCATCACATTGACGATGAGTTCCGAATATGCAAACTGTGTTCTAAACGATTCCCAACAAACAAATACAAAAAAACCAAATATTGCTCAAAGTCTTGCAGAAGCAAAACCCACTGGAATGCAAAAGGTATATAATCTTCATGTAGAGGACTACCATGGATTTTATGCCGAGAACATGTTGGCTCTAAATTGTTGCGACGCCCAACGCTACGCACTATATAGTTATTTCTTTAAAAAAGACTTAAAAGAAGATTTCACCGAAGATGACGCCCGCAGAATGGAGGCGGCTTACGCATGGAGGTATTAAATGAAAAAATGCATGGTTTATCGCTTTTTAGCGGAATTGGAGGTATAGATGTGGCTTTATCTGAATTTGTCTCACCAATTGCCTATTGCGAAATCGACACATACGCCCAGTCAGTCCTCTTGCAGAGAATGCAGGAAGGGAATTTGCCCAAAGCACCAATTTGGGACGACATACGAAGTCTTGACAAGACATGTATAGACGAGTTATTATGTCTCCAACAGGAGGCAGAGAGTATGGCAGGAAAATTAAAAAAGCTAACAGCAGAACAGGTTTTAGAAGCTGTTAAAAGTTATGATGAAGGAATGTCATTAGGAGACTTAGGACATATATATGGAGTTACAAGACAATCTATGTGGGATTTGCTCAGAAGAAGAACAACAATGCGACCACAACAAAGATATGGTAAAGACAATCATTTTTATCGAGGGGGGGCAAGAGCAGACGAAAGAGCGCAAGATGTCCTTGAAAACGAAGTCCGTTATGGAAAACTCAATAATCCTGGAAAATGTTCAATTTGCAATACTGAATCACGATTTAAGGATGGAAGGCAAGCGATCCAAGCACACCATGACGACTATAATAAACCTTTGGATGTCCGCTGGCTCTGCCAAAAATGTCACCACGAATGGCACAAACACAATAAACCAATCAAATACACAGGAGACCCAGGAACCCCCGCAGGTGGTATTGATATCATCTACGGCGGGTTCCCGTGATCATGCCAAGACATATCAGTTGCAGGACTTGGAAAAGGCTTGGAAGGAGAGCGAAGCGGACTATTTTTCGAAATCATGCGACTTGTCAGGGAAGCCAAGCCAACCTTCGTTTTTCTCGAAAATGTCCCTGCCATACGAACACGAGGATTGGACAGAGTTTTGCAAGAACTTACCAAAGAATGGTATGATTGTCGGTGGACTATGCTATCGGCTAAAGAAGTGGGAGCTAGGCACAAAAGAGAAAGATGGTTCTTACTTGCCTACAATGGGGGCAAACGAGTTCAAGGGATCTGGGAGAAAAAGGTACAGGGGAAGCAAGGAAT